GTAGTACCATATCCAAATTCTGAAGCATCATTTGCACGGAAACCAATATGTTTGAAGGTAACTTCACCGTTTAATGCTTCACCATCAACATGTACAGGTGCAGAAGATCCAGTTTGTCCAGTGTTTAATGCTTGATATATGTTAGCACCGAAAAATCTGTAGTTATCTTTCTGAAGGATAACATTAGCAACCCATGCAGTACCAGTATTATTTGAGAATGTTTTTAAATTTGGTGCTCTAAAATTAGCATCAGGAGTAATAAAGTTATCAATATCAAGGTTCAGAATTCTTGCAGTATCTGAAATGATAGAGGTTGATGTTCTAATAGCACCATTAATATCAAGTTCATAATCAACTGTATCAAGAGCTGAGGTTGCAGTTGCACCACCACCATTACCACCAGAAATAGATACGCTTGGTGCTGTGGTATATCCAGAACCTGGATTGTTAACAGCAATATTTACTACTTGACCGTTAAAGATAAATGCGGATGCTAATGCTTGTATACCACCTGCTACATCTGGAGCAGTGATATTAACAGAAGGAGGAGTTGTGTAACCAGAACCACCAGAAGTTATCGCTATAACGTTTACTCTTTCGCCAGTCCTATTAATACCAACACGAGGCAAATCCGTCGCTTCATCCAATTGAGCTCGGATGATCTCTTTCTCAGCAGATCCCGATCCCGCCCTAATTGTAAGTTCTTGGTCACCAATTAACGTTGGTTTTTGACCCCTAACGAATTCTTTGTCAGAATTAATATTAAAACTCATGGTGCCCGTCTAGCTCCGCCTAATTATTCCTCAGTTATATTTAGCATCAAGCCCAGGCAATACTGATAACTTGAGTAGAAACAATCCATTTAATGACGTTTGTTGTTCCAGCTCTAGTGGTAGAATAACTAAAACGATTTGTAGATCCTAGTGGCACTATTGCCCAAGTTTGTCCAGCTGGAATATCATCCTTGATAGTAGTAATCATTGAAGCAAGTATACTAGTTGCTCCATTTCCATCACAGTGTACGGAACTTTCTATTTTTCCTGCATAAACAGTTCCTAATGGATTAACTGCAATTATGTTTCCAGTAATAAAATTGATAGTATTGCTGTCAATGGTAATCTGTGTACCAACATCATCTAATTGTAATACAGCAGTATTAATACCTCTTAAAATAAACTGAGATATTTTACTATCTGCGTAATGTCTGCTCTTAACTTCTAAACTGTTAAGATCTTTTGCATTCCTTAATTCATCTACGACAATAGTCTTGTCAATAGAAAATCCACCAGTGGAATCAAGTTTTTGTAGTATTCTAGGCATTTTACTTCTTAGTAATATTATTGGTAATTGTAACTTTAACAGTTTGAGTTACCCCAACTGTATCTCCTAATGTAATAGTTATACGAATATCGTTAGTTCCAGATATATCAAATGTAGGAACAATCAATTGTTGTCCTGTTCTAACATTACCATATTCAGTATGCCAAACATCAGTACCATCATCTAAGAGTCCAAATTCAATAAACTCTGAATCACCTGTAGTTGGGTTCTCTGCACAAACAATTGTTTTAGCACCAAGACCACTTGTGTTATTGTATATAACTGATGTACCAACATTATTTGTTCCCTTAACAAGATTAAACTTGTCTGTTAATATTTTAGTATCAGCAAGTTCAAACTCTTTAAGTTCACCATCAAATACTTTAACACCAGTATATGATCCAGTACCAAATGTAGTATTGAAGTAAACATCACCTTGATTGTCTAATCTCAATACTGGTTCAACATATAAACCAGAAGATAATCCAAGATCAAAGTATTGTTTTGCAGAATGTAAGAATGTAGTATCTGCTAAAGTGTTATCAAGAGTTGTAGCAGCTGCATCAAATGTCATTAATGATGCAGTTATTTCAAGTTCATCTGAAGTTGTAGATACTATTGTATCAACAGTATCAAACTCTAATTGTGTTGTAGTAAGTCTTAATGAATTATTTCCATCATTGTAGAAATATAATATGTTCTCGTTAGCACCAGGTGAAGTTTCTGGAATGATGTAAGTATTCTGATCAACGTCTTTAACACCACCAAGAGAACCCCAGTTAACCCCGTCATAACCTTCAAATAAACTATCAGTTGTATTAAACCTAACAGAACCTTGAGCAGGTGATCCTCTCTCTGCAGTAGTACCAACTGGAACTACCAAGGTAGTTTTAATATCACATACAACTTTCTTTCCTGGAAGAGGAGATAGTGTTAAATCATTAACATCAGTTGTGATAATATTATTTTTAAGTCTTAAATCACCATTAATTACTAAATCAGTATTGCCCAATGGAGCAATTCTAAATTCTTCAATCTCTTCAAAAGTTAATGGAGCAACTGCTGTAGTAGAATATCTTAAAGTTGCTGTTCCGTTTGTAAAGTCATTACCAGTAATATCTGTAGGAGGGTTAGCATCAGTTCCAGTCTGACCTCCTGCAACAACAAGGAATAAGTTATTGCCATATTTTACATAATCATCTGTAGCTACTGGACTATTAGCATTCCAATTAGTATGTGCTGGAGCAGATACGTTTACAGATCTTACTTTCTTTACGTTTACAAATTCTTGATAGAACGGTGTAATTCTTATAGTGTTTTGAGCATCATTATAGAAATATAATGTATTATCATTTGCACCAACTGTTTCCTCTGCAAGAATGTAAGTATTGCCATCTAAGTCTCTAACTCCTCCAAGAGATGACCAAGAAGAAGTATTTGAAGCATAACCTTCATATTGACTTGTATCTGAGTTAAATCTAATAGCACCAGCTACTGGACTTGGAGGTCTTTGAAGATCAGTTCCAACAGGAACTATAAGAGATTTTGTAGAATTTATTTTTACATCTTGACCAACTGCTGGTGTTAGTTCAATGTCTGTTGTTGCACCACTTGAAATAACAGCATTAGTTATAAGTAATTTATCATTAACATTTATTGAATCTGCAGTCTTTATAATACCTTGTGCTGTCAGATTACCATTAGTCCCATCAATACTTAATTTGCCAGGTCCAATATCAACTGAACCAGATAAATTAATATTTAAGTTTGTAGCATTAAGAGCAAGGTTTGGTGATACTGAAGTTATAGAATCAGCAGTAATATTCAAACTACTAATAGTATTAGCAGATAATATACCTTGTACTGATAAACTATCAAACTCACCATCAGTTGCATCAACTGATACTGCTGTCCATTCTCCAGTTAAAATATTACCAGTTATACCAGAAAAAGTATCAATTAAAACTACAGATACACTTAATCCAGAACCAAAAGTTACAGGGTTGTTTAGATCTATAGTGATTGTTGCTTCTGCGTTATCAGGACCACCAAGGTCTGCATTCTCACGTGAATAGTAGTATAAGCTTGGAGTCGTTGACTCAATTTTAATAGTTAATGTAGTATTAGTTCTAGTAACTCCAGTGTTATACTCAACACCAGCAAATGATAAAGTAGTAGATCCAGATGTTAATGGATTCCTACTTAAAGTAATAGTATTACCGACTACATTAGTTACCGTTGTTCCTGTTACTAATGTTCCTGATCCACCAGCAAAAGTAACTGTCATACCAACAAGAATTCCCGTGGCATTAGTTACACTTACTTGATTTGTAGTTACATCAAGAGTAGCAGTAAGATTTTGAATCAAACTAGGAGAATACTTACCATCTCTATATTGAGTAAAAGCAAGAGTCTCAGTTGACATAGAAGGATCTGAAACATCAAATTCATATGTTGATCCAGCATATAATGTCAAATCTGGTGTCATTTGTAGACCACCACCAGTATTAACAAAGAATCTATCTTCACCTGAAGAAACAGTTGCTACAGTAACTTGTGTAGTTGCAGCATTTTCAAAAACATCAGCTACTGCAACAGAACCTTGTGCACCATCTAAGAATATTCTAGTAATATTTCCACCAGCAGTATCAGCTCTTATAATATCAAAACTAACTGCTGCACCTTCTGTTGGTACTGTTGTAATAGTATCTCCTGCAACTGCCCAACTTGCAGGAACTGTTCCACTAAATGTTACTTCAAGTACAGTCTTTTTAATAACACTATATTGAATAGGTTGTACTACATCTTCTGGATCTACTGATAAAGTATTTCCTTCTTCATATCCTGTACCACCTTGTGCTATAGCAATATTATCTACAACACCTAAGTTACCAACTGTATATGAAAAATCATCAGCAGGATCACCATATGCTGGTGTAAAGGTTAATGTTGCAGAACCTGCTGTTGTTGGTTGTGAAGATATTTGAATTATGTTATTAGCAGAAGCTAATACAGTTGATGCTGCTGCTAATACACCATTACCAGCAGTTTGAGTAACAACATCACCTACAAATATAATACTAGAATCAGCAACATCAAATTCATCTAAAGAACCGATGGATGAGAAATCTAATGTTGCAGAACCAGCAACTGTTGGATTTGCTGATAACGTAAGTTGAGTTCCACTATCAATAGAAAGAACAGTTGTTTCAGCAGCAAGTTGTCCAGTATCAGATCCACCTTGAGTGATACTCATACCTGCAAGTATGCCTGTAGTATCAGCAATAGTGATTTGTGCTGTGTTAGTAGCCAATGTAGTTGCTACGCTAGCTACAGCACCTCTAAGGGTTGTAGTTATACCTGTCTGTGCTTGTGGTAGTGTTAGAACATCTCCAGTTTGATAGTTATTACCATACTGAGCTAATACAAAATTGGTTATAATACCTGGGTCTGAAGTTAGTGTCCATGTAAATCCACTACCAGAACCAACTCCGTCAAAGTTAGCATTAGCACTTAAAACATCACCATTTACATAACCACTACCTTCTGCAGTAAATACAACCTCAATAACAGCACCAGCAGCATCTGTAATAATATCTGCTATAGCACCTGCTCCACTGCCACTAACGTTAGTTATTGGTACATTATTGAAAGTTGTAGAAACAACATAACTACCACCTCCAGCAAGAGTACCAGTAGCTAAACCATTAATATCAAAAGATATATTTGCTGCACTACCATTACCCCCTTGTAATAGAACACCAGAAAATGTTCCTGGATTATATCCAGAACCAAGGTTACTAACTGTTCCAGCATATGGAACAACACCTATGTTACAAGTTCCACTTCTACCAGAACCTCCTGTAAAAGCAATACCAGAATAATCACCTGGTTCGTATCCAGAACCTGGATTTAATATTGATATACCAGCAGTTTGAAGTCTATTCTGAGTTAATTGAAAATCTTGAAGAACTTCTACTTTAAGATTTGAAAGATTTTGTACTCTTTTTCCCGAGCTAACAAAACCAAGTACACCAGATGATGGTCTGTAAAGACCTAAAAGGTTGTCATTATCAAAAGCAAGCGATGGACTACCAATGGTTCCATCACCTAGTTTTAAATTTCCTGTTGATAAATCAGATCCACCTTCAGTAATACTGAAAATTTGTTGACCTATCTGATTAATTTTGACCCTTTGCGATTCAAAGGTGTCAGTTCTTTGTACTGCTACTGCTGGCATTTTTGATTAACTCTCTAAGCAAGGACTTGATTTCAGAGACTTCAGTCTTCAACATATTTATGTCGTCCAATGCGGAACCTAGGTGCTTAGACTTACGTCTTGCCTCTATAGCAGAATCATCTAAATTGATGATGGCACCTGTCTTTTGGTCTCTTACAAGACCATCATGTCCTTGCACTTTCAAATAACCCATGTGCGGAACTAGAAAGATGCTACTGCTCTGATATCCTGAACCTTTGGAACAAATGCGGGATCAACACTAGTCATTACAATTTTAATAGCAAATGAACTGAATTCTTCTAAGTCAGAAATGCTATATTTAAGATCTTGATATGCAGATTGTTTCTCTACAACACTAGAAATACTATTCTCACTAGTTGCTAATTCTAAAACATCTGGTAATCCAGTTTCATTGAAGAAAGTCCAATCCAAATCTTCAAAGTTTTCTTGACTAGATGCTTTCTTTAACTTATAAAGAATCTTTATATCTGATATATCTTTAACAGTAGCTGTAAGATGAACATCTATAGATGTTGCAGGGTTATTAATTACAACCTCTTTAGTTACATACTTAGCAACAGCAGAACCATTTTTAGATGTATCTTCTCTTACAAAATCAACACCATTTGTATAAGTTATCTTACCAACTTCTAAGTAACTAGCTTCTTCATCTGGTTGATTAGGATACTTAGCAAAGTCACCTACACGGAAGATATCAACAATTTGATCTGCACTAACTGCATTTCTATTGTATAGTACATTTGTATTAATAGAATCTGTGTAGTTGTCATTAATAGGTCTGGTATCAACCCTTAAAGTTAATTCTTGAGTCTGACTATTCCATATAGTTGTTTTACCTGTGATAACATTATCATAAGTCTCAAGGATAATAGATGGATTACGTGCTACTACAGTAGAAGCATCACTAATTTGTGCAAAGACCTGTATTGGATTTGAATCAACTGTAACTGAAGTTAAACCAGTTTGATTTCCTAGATCAACTGTTTCTCCCTTCTGGAAGAATTGTGTAGTCTTAACTCTTACATAAACAACACTACCATTAACTCTGGCAATTGTTCCTGTAGTTTTAGATGTTTTTCCTACTATAGTTTGATCAGCTTGTATCTCAGTACCACCATTACCAGCAAGTTGGAATTGATATACTGGATAGAACTCAATAATTTGATCTTTTCTACCAAATCTATTTTCAGTACCAACTGGATTTTCTACTCTATTAGTAACTGTTTTAACAGTTGCACTTGAGAGATCAATAATTGGACTCAAATGAGACGCAGTAGATGAGATAGACATCTTATACATCAATGAACCAGCAATACTATTGAGAGTTTCATTAATATCAGAAGCAACTATCTTTTGATTTGTAAAGTAGTGTGGTTCATTTAAGAATGTTTTTTCATAATCAGTTTGTGAGTATGAAGTATAATTCAATGTTGAAGAATCAACAGGAACTATATTTGTAGTTTTAACATTAGTATCTAATGTTGTACCAGTAAATGTTAGATAATGTATTTGAGGATATAAAGTCTCAAATTTTCTATTATGACTTGCGTATACCATACTTCCACCACCAACAGAGTTTCCAGCTGCAGCAGATGGAGAATTGATGTTATAAGTGTCAACACCAGAATTGCTTATTTGGAATAGGTTGCTATTAATAGTAGATGCAGTAACACCACCTGTTGCTGTAGCAGTTCTATAGAATACATAAGATTTTCCACCATCTTCAAATCCATGATCTCTATGATTAACTTTCAATATTGCATTATTATTTTTAAATAATTTTGATTGTGAAGCAGAAGAAGAACTTGCATTAGTTTCTAATGGATTTACATCTAACAGTTCATAACCAACACTATCATTTTTAAGAACTAATTCAGCTGGTCTAGTAATATCAAATTCTGCACGATACAATTTAAACTTAAGATCTTCAAAATTATCTTCTGTCCAACTTTCGGTATTCTGGGAACGGTATACCGAACCTAAAGATGGTTGAGTTGTGATGACCGTACTAGTTGCAATATCAACTTCAGACAATCTAGAAACCCATAATTGATAATCAGTGGAATCTGTTTCTACAACTAATGCATATTCTGTATCATTCTGTAGATAAACTGGGAAGTCAAAACCAAAATGTGATGGTGTAGTAGAGTTTGTAACTTCACCTGCGTCGGTTGCTACACCCATTCTAACTGCAGGTGTATCTATTTCTATATAAGTTTGAATTTCGCACCCTCCAGCACCGTTACCAACCCCTTTAACAACAACTGATGGTGCTTCTGTATATCCAATACCACTCAAACTAATCTCAGCATTATAAATTTGTCCACCAGATACTTCTATAGAAGCTGTTGCAGTGGATCCACCTGGAAGTTGAGGACTTTCAATAGTTAAAATAGCACTATCATAATTCTGTCCTGTATTAGTTACTTTAAGACTAGAAACTTTACCACTATCTTTTGCTATTGATAGAACAAGACTTGTTCCATTTAGTGCATTATTTGTGGTTACAGAAGGAATAATTAAATCTTCATTAGCTTTAAATGATCTTCCATTATGATTACTTAATACAACTGTGTATACTTGCTCATTAGTAAGACTGTACTTACCAGATGCAGTAGCAACTAACTCTACATTGTTCTTATCAAATACTTTAAGTATAGGACCAGAAGCAGCAGAGGAAGCACCAGTTACATTTTCATTTTTATAGATTGATATATTACCACTAGCAAAACATCTAATGAAAGTATTTGGTGATAATACTTTTTCACTACCAGGAACAATATTCTTACCTGGTTTTTCAGAATCTACATTAGTAATATATGCCTTAACTGGGATATTAGTGCTCTTCTTATTAAAGTAAAGATCTAAACCAGTTACAAAACATCCACCATCTAAATTTTCTACTTTAAATGTCTGTGCAAGAGGATTAGGTCTTACAGGATTATCAGTATTACTTTCAATTAATTGAACACCTTCATTAGATTTGAAGTAAGATGGTTTTGTGGATACAATACTTACTGGATTTTCTGGAAGAAGACCAGTAGCATAATATTTAATTTCTGTATAACTATCAACTAGTTCCTTACTTTCATTAGTTTCACTTGATGTAAACCTAAATGTTAATACTCCAGATGTTACAGAAACTTCTTCTGCACTAGTATCATATCCAATTGTATTAACATCACCAGTCCATGTAGTATTTTCAAGTGGTGGATGACCAGCTGGTAGTATAACAATACCACTAGCATTACCATATTCATCAGTAACTATATCACCATTAAATGCTGACGGTGAGTTACCAGCAATTCCAGTAAATCTAAGATCTGGATTAATCCAACGACCAATATTTCTACCCTCTAAGAATGTGTAAATCTTAGTGTTGGGTTTCATTCTCTTAATAACAAACTTTACAGGAACACTTCTAGCAAAGAATGAAAGTGATGTAGAAACTAAACTATCCCCAACACTCTTAGTTTGAATACCTTTACCGATTTCATTATTTTGTGGACTAATATTAGAAGAACTACCTACAGAAGCACTAGCAACAGAAGTAGTAGCTTCTTGTGTGTTTACTAATCCAAGAGAATTGATTGTTGTAAATGATGTAGAAGTTCCAACCCAGTTAACTACAAAAGAGTTATAGAGACTTGAGAAACTTTCTTTTACATTATCCTTTGCTAAGAAAATACTAAACAAATCAGTATTTGTATCAACAACTAATGGTTCTTCATTTTGATCATACCAATGATCAACAGAAGGAGATACTTCACCATCTCCAACATACTGGAGAACAACAAATGGATTTGGATTTAATGTCTTAGATGCAAAATCATTTCCAAGTAAAGATAGATGTGTATATGGAAGAGTTACCATATCACCAGACTTCTTGTAACCAGAAACTGATCTCTGATCATTTCTAACATTAACTTCAGTTAGAGATATAGAATCTTCTTTTGATTGAGGACGTAATACAGACTGTTGACTATCAATAGCACATCTATAATCTAAGGAAGAAAGATTACCAACTTTATGTGCTTCAAAATTATCTACAAAGAATCCTGATTTGAATCTATCTAATCCAATCTCATCCTTAACCTGCATGTTAAGAGCTTGCTGTTCTAATATGCTAAGAGTTGTATAGTATTCAAGACGTTCAATACGTTTTTCTAACTTACCAATATCCTTCATCGTATAACGACGATTGTCAACTGGTGTTATACGTACATCTTTGCTTGTCTTTGTAAATGCTGGAACATATGCATAGAAAAGTGCAACAGCATCATCAATAGGATCTGGTTTTGATGGATTGAGTGAAGAATTACCTTCTTTAACTAAGAAATTTCCTTTTTTATCTAAGAATATTCCATCAATACGATCCAAGTATTGAACCTGACTGAATGAGAATGTATATTCTAGATTAGAATCTGGAGCTGGAGTGCTAGAAATTACTGCACCTGCACCAGCAAATGATCCAGTAGTTACTTCTAAAGTAGACTTATCTAAGAAACCTGGAATAATTGCATCAGTATCAACCTTAGGTCTAAAGTCAATAACATTCTTAAGTTCTAAATTACCATGAACTGAAGAATTGAATGATGGAATTTCATCTTCTGGTACACCTGCATCATGCAAGTAACTATCAATAGTAATGAAATCTCCCTGTGATTGCTCAAAATAATCAAAAGCAATAAGTAACTGACCAGAAGCAGGTTCAAAACCTGGTTTTAAAACAATACGAGATACATCATAAATTGTATCTCTCTGTCCATTATCAAAAGTATAGTTATTAGTAACGTCAGTTCCTGAAATTAGATTTCCAGCTGTATCTACAGTTGGTGGTTGACTTGCAGTACCCTCATAAACATATCTAAGTTTATATGCATCAGAATAAGATAGTGTTTCTACAACCTCAGTATCGTAATCACCTCCTCTAAATGGAACTACACGATCACCTGCAGATGATATAACAAGTCTCTTATTCTTAATTGCAGTTTTTAATCTTGGTTTTGCATTTTCAACTTCAAGAGTTGCAGTCAATTTAAGTTTAGGGAACGTACCATTAGATGGAACAGTTCCAAAATAATTTGATGGTAACTGTAAACTAATACTACCAGATGTAAGACCACTTGCAGTATCAGTAGAAGAAG